GCAATCCTTGAGTTCCTTGCAATCCTTGAGTGCCTTGGAATCCTTGATTACCTTGAGTACCTTGCCTTCCTTGAGTACCTTGAGCACTTTGGTGACCTTGAAGACCTTGCGTACCTTGACCAGCAAATTCTCCGCTTGTACCTTGAATAGATTCAACAGATGCATACCCCAGACTATTCCAAGGAGTAACTCCATCACCAAACTTAAAACGATTAGTATCAGATTCAATACCTAAAGCACCAGCTGATAAAATTTCATTTTCAGATTCCCATTCTGAAGCTAATTGATATTTACCATCTTGAATATTTGGTGCAACAATATTTTTAAAAAAAGTTACCTTTTCATTAAAATAAGATTCATTTCCAAATACGGTAATATCTGACATTTTAAGAACCTATTACTGTAGTTTTTGCAATATCAAATGCCTTACTAATAAGATCCCCACCAACAAAACTTCCAGAAAATACTTGACTACCAAAAGATTGTTTAATTGCATTTCCAGTTAAAGCATCAATATCAGCTTTATTACCCTTCATCAAAATTCTACCAGAGCCAGAATTTAATGTAATATTTCTTCCTGCCTTAATATCTACATCTTCATCTGCATCTATCATTATATTTTTTCCCTTAATTCTAACCGAACCATTTCTCATTGCAGTAATAGTGACATCTCCATTCATTCCTGCAATTACAATATCTACTCCATCGCTACTTTCTTTATTTCCTGCAATAATTTCAATATGCCTGTCATTATAAATTCTATATGACCCAGATTCAGTTAATCCGACAAGATTGATATCATTATTATCAGTTACTCCATAAAAAGCATAGACATTTGTTCCGTTAGACCCCATTTGAGGATTGGTAACGTCAATTCTAAACTTTGGACCCAAACTCCAAATATCTCTCGCTTCCCAATTTTGATTCGGTCTTTCTGCCATTTTATGTTATACAGTCAACTACTATTTTTAATTCTCCCTGAGGAGTTGTTGGAAGTTCCCCAATGATTGGTTTTAATATTGCTCCAACACCAGATTTAGATTTGATTTTAATAACTGGTAAATCTGATATTGTAATACTATTTATTGGCTGTTTCTGATTAGGTTTTATATTACTGAAGACTTTTAGTCCAGGATTCTCTTGATTAATATTTGTTATAATTTCTTGATTAATATTTGTTATAATTTCTTGAGTCAAGGTATCTTGTAAAGTTAGAGAAACCTCCGTAATAGTTCCAACATCATCAACAATTATATTGTAAGTATTATTATAATTATCGACTCCAATATCTCTGGAAGTATATCCTGTTCCACCACTAATAACTGCAACCCTAGTGACACCATATGGTTTGTATTGTGGATTTGTTTCGGCAGTAGATACTGATGATTGGAAATTGACATCTCCTAAGGGATAATTCTCACCTTCTGATACCATATAAATTTCAACTATTTCACCAGCATCGTTAATTATTGATCTTGCAACAGCTCCATATCCCTGATTACAATTATCCACAAACTCTACAAATGGTGGATATCTATATCCAGATCCTGGATCATCTACTCTAACTCCGATTATACTTGCGGTTCTTTGTTCAGTAATATTGCCATTGTTTAATACATTATTAGCAAAATTTCCTAAAATTGCCGTTGCTGTTCCCCCAGATCCACCACCACCAAAAATACGAACTTTGGGGGGTCCACATGATGTTGGTTTTCCAGTATAACATCCTCCTAAAGGACTATTAGTTGCTGGAGTTTTTGTTCCTGCCCCAAAAATGTCCCATTGACCATATTCTTGATTAAATGTGAAAGTTGGAGATGCTTCCGATAAGGCAGTATTAGTAATTGGGGAAATTAATGAGAAATTTGATCCAACATCATAATTTGTAGAAATTCCAGAATATGCCCTTTCAACAGAAATTTGATTGATTTTTGGATTTATTGAAGTAATTTTCATAATTTCAGAATTACTTGTAAGTAATCCATCAACTTCAAAACCATTCAAATTATCAAATAAAAGAGTATTATCGGTTTTAGCAACTATACTAGTTACTTTTCTTAATCCTATGTAATTATCTTTTACAATAGAATCATTTTCTTGAACATCTTTCACATATGGTGATAGTCCAACAGCTGCAGCAACATTCATATTATTCAATATACTTTTAAAGGTGCTCTCTTCATTTTCACTTGATTTTGCACCACTTCCAATAGTCCATTCTTTAACAAGTCCAGAACATTTTCCCTTTGATTGGTTACAATCAAATAATCCACCAATAGATTTAATTGAATCGATACCACTACGAAGAAAATTGGCAACATTAAACCCCCCAATTAAAGATAGGAGTTTTTTTACCCCATTTAAAGGTCCTGCAAGACCTTGAACAATCTTATTAATAATTCCATTCATAAATGCACCAGAAAATTGATTTCCAGCACATGTAACAAAGTTGTCAACATTATCTAAGACAGATTTTAAAAGATTTTTTACAATACTACCAAGTCCACTTACAATTTTTCCAGCAACACATGAAATTGCTTCTTCCAACTTTTTAACTGGATTAATCATAGCAGTTTGTGCTGCTACTCCTGCTAAATGTGCAATTCCAGGATTTTGTGTTGCGGCAAGTACTTTTGCAAAAACTGTTTTAAATAATAATTGAAGACCTTTTTTAAGAAGTGGAATAAGTTTATTAAAAAGAGAGTTGAACATTTGTCCAACTATGTTATTTGCAATCGAAACTATTTTTTCAACCGAACGACTAATTTCTCCGGCAATATTTGAAACTTTTGAAACTCCATCAGATACCTTATCCAACAAATTAGTTACTTCTGTTATTATTCCCTTTACTGCAGTATCATCACATGTGTTTGCGAATACAATTTTTTTACCTACACCACTGTAATATGCAATTTCATCTTTAATTTCTTTATTTGAATTTAATTTATCAATAACTTTTGGTGGAACATCTCTTGGAGATTTTTGAGATGTTGAATTTGATTCATTTGTTTGACTATTATATACTTTACCATTTGGATCTGCAACATTATCAGTATATCCAGTAAATGGAACGAATGGAGAAACATAATCATTGGATGGAACTTGACTTGTTCTACCAAAAAGTCCCATAATTACAGGATTTTGCCCATTGTCTCCATCCAAGAAAAATCCAAAAACAACATCACCAGGTCGAAGTTTGGGATTTGTTGAGTAATTTGCTGCTCCAGATCCAGAAGTTGTTGGAAGAAGAACTTGCGCCCAAGGCAAATCTTCATTCTTAAGTTCTACATTATTATATGGGTGATAACCCATAATACGAACTTTACAACGATTTCCCCATCCACCACCATTAGTTTGCTTTCCTTGAGAATCAATTGGTGGAATTTGGCCAATCCACCAACGGAATCCATCTCTTCCTATAAAATTACTTTGAAGTAGTGATTGATCAATCATTTCTTTTTAGGGCCGAATGTATCTCTAATTAACTTCATAGAAGTATATGACCTTTCAACATCAAAATGATGGCATAATTCTTTTATCATATATAGACCACTTGTTTCCGGATCATATTCTTTTGCATCAGATTCGGAAATTTTGGGAAATTGGCATTCAATAATATCGCCTGCCCTTAAATTTGTATTTGAAGGCACGATCACACTCATAGTTTGTGTGAAAAGAGTGTTATACCTCATCAATGATTGTGATTGGTGCAATGATGGATCGGAATTTTGCGATATGGATACATCTGGATCCATTGTTCCAACATCCAAAATTTGACTTATAATCCTTGTTGGTACTTCATCAAGACCTAGATTGGAACTATTTGAAATTTTTGGAAGTTCTAATTTTTTTCCAAGAGGATTTGTTTTATTTTTATAATTATCAAATCCAAATACGGTATTTGAAAAATTAAAATCTAATGGATTGAAAAATAATCTTTGACTAGAATATACTCCCAATCTAAGTTTTTCGATCAGATTTTGATTTTTATCAGTAATATAATTTAAAATTTTCAAATCATTATCATCTTTCTTATCTTCAGAATCATAAGAAGTTGTTGCTTCACTATATGTATATGTTGCTTTTGGAGATTGGTCAATTAAATTATCAATAGATCTAAATTGGAATCCATCAACTGTCTGATAAAATAAAAATCCTGCTGTACCAGATCCAGAAGATTCGGGAACAGATTTTGATGCTAACCAAGTTAAAATTGTAAATGGTTTTCTCATATTTCCAACAAAACCATATTTGTTTGAGGTCTTATCAATTTTTCCAATTTTTTTCGCCATTAAATAGTCATTCAAAATTTCTCTGACAGAATTATCAATTGTTGAAGATGTTTTAAATTTTTTTGGAACTCTAGAAGTTTCATTTGTAATTGATTCTCTTGAAGTTAAATGAAGAGTAAAACTTTCTCTTTGAGTTTCAGAAATTACATCAGTAATACTTGAAACATAAAGATAACCATTAGATTTTTTTGTAATATCTAATCCTGGATTTTTTTCACTATTTACCGAAATTCTTATTGATAATCTCTCTCCGCCTCTTAAAGGAAGTCCATTATAAATTGATTGCTTATCTCCGTCTGGATTTTCTTTAGGAGCAATTACATTTCCAGTGTCGATGACTTTAATTTTGGCAGTAACAGTAGGTGAAAAAATATCTTCAAAATATTCGACTGCAATAGTGCCACTACTAATATCAACAGTTCTACTTTGATCGTTTGATTCTATGATTAATTCTTCAAATATAGATTTTTTTATTGACATTATAGATACGCTAGTTCTAGAAGAAGTTTTTGCTTAATAAATCTATTTAACAAGTAAGTATTATCTACTTGACCAGTAGGTTTTTTTTCTTCTGTTGGAGGAGATACCACTGCAGTTTGTGGAGGTGGTGATGATTCGGGAACATCAACAACAATTGTTTGACCTTTCCTATCTGGAGTAATTACTTGTTCAACATTTGGTTTTACTGTAGGATATAAATTTGCCTTCGTTGGTTTTCCAGAAAGATCTGACCCAGAAGATCCAGCAGCACCGTGAGATACAGTAATTCCTCCAGTTCCTATAATTTCTGCTTCTCTACCATATCCACCACGATAGTAAACTTCACCAACAGCAAATGGAAACTTAGTTGCTGATCCTGGTTGAGATGGAAATGTTTGTTTTGTTTTTGGATTATGTTCTTGAATATCAACTGCCATGCTGCTTCTTGCACCATGTGCTTGCTGTTCTGAAGCGATTAAAGATTTTAATTCAGAATCAGATACATTTTTATTAACGTCTCTTTTAATATTTCCAAAATGAATCCATGATCCTCTGGCAAACATTGCTTTTACTGCCTGAAAGGCAACTTCACGAATATTTGCTAATTGTACTGCAGATGGGTTTGCAGTTTTTGCATCAAGGTGAAAGTGTGTTGCATAAGTAGTATCACCACTACTTCCAGATCCACCTTGAATAAATCCACCAGATCCAGTTTGGGGTATAAGTGATAATCCCGTAGAAGTATTTGTTGGTTTTGATGAGATTACTGTTGGAGATGGTTTTGATGACTGTGTTGGTTGTGTTATTGATACTGGAGTCCTTCTTGCCTGCTCAATTATTGCTCTTTCTTTGGTGGAATATCTAGATCCACCAGAAGTCCAAGGTGCCAATCCACGTTCTTGCAACAATGCAAGTGCCATTTTATCTTGATTTTCAGGACTAAATTTATCACTTGGTTTTAATCCAGCAGAGTTCATTGCTCCAGGAAGAGTATTACCAATCATTTGATATTTTCCAGCAGCATGAATTCCCAAATCAGGTTTTGCGTTTCTTGGATATTTTTTTTCATTTTGGCGATCAATGACTTCACCAATGGTCATATCAGTTAAATTTTTACCAATAATATCTTTTGAAGTTTTGCCTCCCACAGTTGATCCAACTATATTTCCATTTGCGTCAGTTCCTTGATTCATCGCATTGTAATTTCCACCACTTTCTGGACCAGCAATGATATCCAAAGCTTTTTTATGAATTCCTCCCACGGGGGATGCTGATGGTTGAGGATAAAGTGTATTTGGCGCCTCTTCTCCCAATGGTGGTGCTTCTTCTCCAGTATCAGAAGATTGTGTAAGTGGTGTAGTTAATAACTTATAAGCTTGAAACAATTCATCATTTACAGATTGCATAGAAGAATTTAAATCTAAAAATGAATTTTTTACTCTATCTGATTGATCAGTAAAATCAAAAGTTGCTACGTTAGTAGCAATACTTGTTAAAAGATTTCCAAAATTACTAATTATGTTTAGAGTATCTCCTATAAAATCTGAAATTAAATTTCCAACTTTAAACACTCTGGAAATAAATTCTTTCCCCATAAAAATTATTGTTGGCAAGTTCTCAACTAACCATCCAGCAGTTAAAAATCCAAGAAATCCCAATAATCTCTGAAATGGTCCGGCAGAACTTGAACTAATCATTCTAAATCCACTTGTTGGATTTGTAGTTACTTTTGATGCTTCTATTCTATCTTCAATTTCTTTTCTTCTGGATGCTTCTCTTCTTCTTGCATCAAGAATACTTGATTTAAATGCCAATCTTTCCTTTTCTTTCGTATTAGATGATATTACTCTAGAAATTTTATCAATAGAAATATTAGATTTTAAGATTTGGTTTTTTGTGATATTAATAGATCTATTGGCATCTTCAGATGCAAGTAAAGATAATCTAAAAGAACTGGATATAGATGCCATTTTACACTACCACATTATAATTTAACTGAGAATATAAGATATAAAAATTATCAGGGTTTGCCGAATTTATCAATGGAACATCGGTCATACTTTCACCAGTGCTTGGGAAAACTTGCTGTGATTTTTGTGGAGATTGTCCAGATGATGTGACAATAACATTTGGTTTTGCTTCTGGCAAATTACCCACATTTGGAACTGGTTTTGGTATACTTTGAACTTGAGCTGGTTGTATATTTAATTTTTTTTCATTTGATTGAGTAGATGGAGTTACTTCTGGAACATTTTGTTCATTTTTTTTAGTCTCTACCTCTGATTTTTGTTCAGATTGTTTATTATCAAACGAATTTTCAATACGATTAAATTCTGGATTTGATGTATCAATATTGAAAGTATAATTACCAACTCCAGCAGTCATTGGTGTTTGTGGAGTAGAATTAATTTTAGGTTGTTTAGATGCTGATGGTGGTGTTGCCGCTGGTGGATTAATCTTTGGTTGTGTTGCTGTTACTGCTGGTGGTGGTGTTGCCGCTGGTGGATTAATCTTTGGTTGTGTTGCTGTTACTGATGGTGCAGCTGCTGGTGGAGGTGTTGGTTTTTGTGAATTAATCTTTGGTTTTTTTACGTCTGATGATTTTTCTGCTGGTTTTGGTGCATTTGCTCCCGTAAGAAGATCAGTACCTTTTCCTGCAAGTATAAATCCTGCAGCTCCACCAGCAATCATTCCTGGAAGTTTTAATGGTCCTGGTAATTTTGCTCCGATTTGAGCACCTTTTTCTGCACCATAAAGACTAGCAACAGTTCCTGCTCCTGCTTGAATATTTGTTTGCCCCTCATTCTTTCTTCCTATAAATTCGGTAGCACCAAGGACAACATTAACAGCACCTTTAGCAACACCTTTAAGTACATTACCAGTATTTTTTAACAATCCATTAGTAGCACCTTCAGTTGCACCTTTAGCAGCACCTTCAGTTGCACCTTTAGCAGCACCTTCAGTTGCACCTTTAGTACCACCACTAAAAATACTTTTTGCTGTAGATGTAACTGCTTTAATTGGAGCGGTAATAATTTTTCCAATCAATCCTGTAATTTTTGTAACAACACTTCCAAGTGTTTTAATAATTAAATTAAATCCACCTTTAATTACAAAAAGAATTCCAGCAGCAATACCAAGATGTTTAATAATATTATTTTTAATCTCAGTAAGTTTACTTCTATCTCCTTGCTGTTTAGCATCAAAAAATTTAACTAACTCATTTGTCAACCACCCAGCAAAAAGAAATGTGAGTGCTTTCTGAACGTTACCGAAAATATCTTGAACTTTTGGTGTAAGTTTTTGAACTGGTATGAGAACTGCAGATTGTATTTTTTGTTCTATCTCATTTTCTTTACCAACTCTTATTTCCTGTTCTGTATATCTTCTTTGCCTTTCTGCTTCTGATATTAATCTTGATTGATCGGAAGCACCATCTTGCTGGATTAATACTGCAATTTTTTCCAATCCAGAATTTAAAGTTACAACTTGCTGATTAAGATTTTTAACCTGAGTATCAAGTGCAATTAAAGATTGTTGATTTGTTTGTGCAAGTTGTAAATTTTGATTGTTATTTTCTACATACTGGGATATAAAATTAGTATCTCCCCTGAAGGATGAACTTGATATTTTTGTACTATTTAAAATTGCCTGCCTAACTTCTTTGGACAGCGGAGATCCAGTAATTGGATCTACTCCATTACTAGCAACTGATTTTAAATCAACTTCCGCCATTTGATTGATTCTTCAGATTTTCTTCTTCGATATATTGTTGGAGAAGAGAAACATAAATTTCCCTTTCCCAAGGTATCATATTTTCCAACTCTGTCAAAGAGTATTTATGATGTTGAATCAGGGCAAAATTTGTTTTATAGTATGACGCAAGATCTTCATGCGACATACCTAAGCGAAAAAACTTGATAATCCCTCTAAAATAACTGTACTTTCAACATTAGTATTTGGATTTTTGAGATTAACAGTATGAGAAAGTTTTGGCATAGTCTCAAAGAATTTTTCAATTTCCTTAAATTGATTGGAAGTTAACTGCTCTAAAAATTGAACTAATTCTTTGTTGGAAAAATCACTTGCATTCCATGACTCTTCTTCACTATAAACTTGTTCAATACATGAACAGATAAGATCAAAAGTATCATCAACACTAACATCTGCAGTATTGGAAAAATTACTCTTAATAAATTCCTGCATAGATGGATACTTCATTCTCATTGTCAAAGTATCATCCAATTTAATATCACGCGAGTGCTCATCACTAACTTCAACTTTAATTTCGTCAAGATTAATACTTACTGGTACTTTTGTTACACCATCATCTGGGCAAGTAATCAAAACATCTACAGTTTCTCCTACAGATTTTCCACGAATATTTAAAAATAGATATTCAATATCAAATGTGGATAATTTTTCAATTTTGATTCCTCTTGTAATCAAACAGTTTGAAATTACATTTTTAACTGCATCTGCAATTTGCTTTGAATCTTCACTTTCCATTGCAAGGATAAGAATTTTTTCTTCTTTTACAAGAAATGGACGATACTTAATTGTCTTTTTTATAGAAGGAATTTCCAACTCATATGTTGGTGTAGCGATTGTTGGTAAAGGCATAATGACCTATAGAATTCAGTAAATTTATTTAGGGTCAAATTGTTTGAATAGGATTGTATGGTCCACCAATTCCTCTTGGTCTTGGATCATCTAATCTTCCCGTACCTTGATTTAGATTTCTCCAAATCATTTCTTGCCTACCAGTAGCAAGTTTATTTGGTGACAAACTACTATCGATTGTAGGAGATGTTGGTATTAAATTATTATTATTATTTTGATAAATTGATAAACTACTAGTTCTTCCCGCAATATAACGATCAAATTGGAATGAAACATTAATGAGCATTATATTTGAAGAACTGTATGAAACTGGAATTGAAGATATACTTAATGGAAAAAGTCCAATAAAATTATATTCAATTTCTGCATTATAATCTCGATCAAATTTAATTATTTTTGTGGATTCTGATTTATAGTATTTGGGATACTGCATTCTAACAAAATATGCTGAAGATTCTTGTCGAATAGGTCCAGAAACTCCATTAATTGGATTATAAGAACCACTTGTAGTAAATTCCATCCAATATTCTAAAAATTTTAATATATTGTAATTACTATCAACGTAAAATTCCATCGAAATTTGAGAGTAAACTTTCGAATGGGCAAATTTTTCCTGAACTCCTATATGATTATAAATCTCCCCAGATCCCAATTGAAATGTTGGAAGAGATGTGGAAGAACACAAAAGTCCAGCATCATTTGTAATAAATCTTTGGGATATTCCTCTCCTATTCAAATATGACAACAACTGTTCGCTAAATCCACCAAATTGAACTTCATAGTGTGAAGTTTGGGCAAGATTTGAAAATAGTGGTTTAATGTCCGATATCTTACGCGGTAAAGCCACTCTAAATACCTATTATATGTCGTATTATTATAAGTATTTAGATGTCATATTTGTCTAAATAATGGGGAAAGGAAGTTTATGCTGCTCATATGATATCTCAAATAGATACTAAAAGATTAGGAGAAATTTTTAATATCCCAAATATGGGAATACTACTAGTAGATACTTCAATGGATGATAAATGGGATTGTTATAACGATGCCACTACAAATATTAAAAAAAATACCACATACCTATATTGGAACAATCTTACAGAACAGGAACGAAAGGATAGATTAGAAAATCATGGAATGAGAGGAAAAAAACATAGTCAAAAAACAATAGAAAAAATGAGAGCATCTAGAATTGGGATGCAAAATGAAAAACTTCAAAAAAGTGGAATGTTAGAAAAAAATGGAGTTATTGTAAAATTTCAATGTTTATCTCATTTCTGTAAAGAGCATTGTTTAAGCACTGGACATATTTGTGAACTATTACAAGGAAAAAGAAAATCTGTAAAGGGATGGAAAAATGTCGTATAAAGGAAAATATCAACCAAAAAATCCACAAAAATATAGAGGTGATGCAAATAATATAATTTATAGATCTTTATGGGAAAGGAAATTTCTAATTTATTGTGACACTAATGAAAATATACTCGAATACGCCAGTGAAGAATTGGCGCTTCCTTATAGATCTCCAATAGACAACCGCATTCATAGATATTTTCCAGACTTTTATATTAAGGTTAAGGAAAGTAATGGTTCAATTAAAAAATATCTAATCGAAATCAAACCAAAAAAACAAACAGTAGAACCAATACCACAAAAGAGAAAAACAAAAGGATATATCTATGAAGTTTATGAATATGCTAAAAATCAGGCAAAATGGAAAGTGGCGCGGGAATTCTGTGAAGATCGTCAATGGGAGTTTAAAATTTTAACCGAAGATGATTTGGGAATTAACTAATGGCAACTAATCTCACTGGATACGAAAAGAAATTAGAAAACTATACTAAAAATGAATTAGTCGAAATTGCACAGAAATATACAATTTATTATATTGGAGAATCTGGTCAAGGAAAAACATCTGGTTATAGCAAATTAACAAAAGAAAAGTTAATTTCAATTATTCGTAATGATAATGACTATAAAGATGCAAATCCAAATATTAATAATAGACCAGTTAATAGAATTCAGAGACTGGTTAACAGTTTATATGGAACTGAGGAACCTGAGGAATTGATGGATTATATTTTGGAAGCGTTATCCGATGGTGGAAGTTCAAATACAATTAAAGGAAAATACTACACTTTTTTATACTATGCAAAAACTCCAAGAATAACTTATGACCAACATCCACTCATACTTGCTGGGGATTCAACTCCAAATGGATTTTATGGATTCAATTATCACTGGGGAAAAATAAGACAATATACTTATCCAGAAGCTGCTAGTCCATTTTTTGAAGTTTCAGTTCGAGAATTTTATTCCTTGAAGCAACTTCCTTATGCAAAATATATTGCAAAGACCTGATAAATAGTTAGAAAACAATAATGGCAGGATCCCTAAGATATCCGATTAAAAATATAGGAATAAATGATGATTATCTCAGAATAGAGATTGTTGAATATATCCCACCTGGACTTGGGCAGCAAGGGCAAGGATTTGCATTGGGAACTACAGATCAAGCAATAAAAAATAATAAAAAACTATTACAGACGATTATATTACCAATACCACAAAATATTTCAGATTCAAATTCTACTAGTTGGGGAGAAAACTCATTAGATTCTGTTGCAGGTGGACTTATGAGTGGAACTGCAAGTATAATGTCATCATCAACTCCATTTAATACTGGATTAAAAGCAGTAAAAGGTGTAATTGATAAAGTTACAGGAGGAGTTACTGATGCTACAGGACAAAAAGCAGCAACTACTGCATTTGCAGGCCTGGCAGTGCAGTCATTATTAAGTGGAGAAGCAAATATTAATCAATTAGTTTCCAGATCAACTGGGGCAGTTATTAATCAGAACGTTGAGTTGTTATTTGGAGGAGTTACGATTAGAACACCATTTCAATTTTCATACGACTTGATACCTAGATCTGAAGAAGAATCGTTAGTGATTAAAAATATTATTAGAGCATTCAAACAAAATATGACTGCAAGTAAAGGTAGTGCAGAATCTAATGGTGGAGGATTTTTTGTAAAATCTCCAAATGTATTCCTGATATCTTATATGAGTGGTGGAAGAATACACCCATTTTTAAACAAATTCAAACCTTGTGCTCTATTAAATATGGGAGTAAATTACACTGCTTCCGGGCAGTATGCAACTTATTCTGATGCCACTCCAGTCCATCTACAACTAAGTCTTTCATTTCAAGAATTATCTGTTGTATATGCTGAAGATTATAATGAAGGAGACGGTACAATAGGAGTAGGTTACTAAAATGTCATACTTTAGAGAGTTACCAAATCTAGAATATCAATCAATACTTTCTGATAGAGTATCTTCTGACGAATATTTAATTGTAAAAAATTTATTTCGTAGAGCAAAACTTAGAGAAGATCTTCAAAATGTTTTTACAATCTTTAATAAGTATCAAATACCAGATGGATCTAGACCAGAATTAGTTGCTAAAGAAATCTATAACAGCGCACAATATGATTGGGTTGTTTTAATTGGTGCAGGAATCACTAATGTTAGGGATCAGTGGCCATTATCCGATAGAGATCTTTATAATTATGCTGAAGAAATATATGGTGAGAATTTAAATTCTATTCGCCACTATGAAACTACAGAGGTTAAAGATCTGAAAGGAAGATTGATTCTCCCTGCAGGAAAAGTTGTTGATGCATCTTTCACAATTCCAAACCAAAATTTGTTGACTCAAACTATAAATCCTGTAACTGGAATCACTAATTATGAATATGAAGTAAGAAAAAATAATAAAAAAAGATTAATATACGTTATCAAACCATCTTACTTAAAACAAATTATTAAAGACATGAGAAACAGTTTGCTTTATGATGAATCCTCACAATATATTAATGAAAAATTAATTAAAACTGAAAATACTAGAAATACCTTACCATAAGAGTTTTAAATTCTTATCAAACATCATCACATATC